GTCCAGAGTTAAATCTCATAAACTCGATAGCATTTTTGATTTGAAACGTTCTGTTCTGAATCATTTTTAAAATGCTCTCAATATAAGTAAGCATTGTATCGTAGTAATCTATTTTGAGACATACTGTTGAAAGTTTTTCATCAGCATCAAGATATTTTTGCATTGTATCTTTATCGCGAATCTTTTTTGGAAAAGGATTTTCTACATATACTTCTGGATCGGATTTTCCAGAATAGTATTCATATCTTTCGTGTCTAATATTTCTTTTTTGTTGCTCTGCTTTTTTTCTCAATAGAAAAATTGTATTATAAAGATCAAAATACTTTGCGTGAAGAACGGGAATGTTTGTAGACTCTGTGTGGAGATTATCCATATCAATCTTAGAATCTTGTTCCCACATCTTCTGGATCATATCTAAATCAAAACTCATAAAGGATTGCCGTCCAAATCGGTGATGTTAAACATAGTATACTTGAAGTTGACCTCTGCAGTAAAGTACTGGATATCGGTTTGAGTTGAATCAAATTCCAGAGTTGTCAAACTATATGGAAACATATCTCTAAACTTAATCTTAAAGTTTGGTTTAAAATTGCTATTATAGACAGTTAGTGTTCCGTCAGAGTATAAGTTAAGTTGAGTCTTGTTTGGTTGATTTAAATTTGGATTGTCTTCTTGTAAGTTATAGATTTCTTTTAAACTTTCTGGAAATCCAAGTCCTCTCATCCATTTTGAAACTTCATTATAGTTCGCTAAATCTTCATCCACCATAAATCTTAGATTGAAGTCATCAAAATCTAACTTCTCCCCTGGTTGCGGAATGTCTCTCAAGTAGTTGCTTTGATTTGCTATACCAAGTGTTATTCCTGGTATATTTGCTGAGTTAGAAAAAAACGCAACCTCTGGTGCTCTATTTAAAATGAACTTAAATCCTGTTGGGGATAAAAAGTTTCTATTTTTAATTTGGTTCTTATATGCGTTTGTTGCCATTTTTTTAAATATTTAGATAACTCTTTCCCATCTGCTACCAGGACCATTATATTTTATAGACCTGCTTATACTACTTTCTAACACTCCAGTATCTTTTCTTGCTTCTTTCATAGAAGTATAAATTTTTCCAGTCTTTTTATCTTTAACTGATACAATTCTAGATTGTCTTGTTGCTTCTTTTACGTGCTCTGGGCATGAACGACCAAGAGTTCCTCCATCTCCACCTAAAGTAGCATTATAATGTGGTTTTAGATTATCTATCCAATAAATCTCTCTTTCTCCATTATTATATTCTTCAGTTTGTTCTATTATTTCCCACGTAAAGGCATTTCTTCCATATTTGCGTAAAGCATTTGGAAAAGGTGCATTACTATTTTTATTAGAAGCGTACCACCAGTGTTTATATTCTCTATTTTCGATAGGACCATTACATCTGCCTATGTAAAATTTATTATTAATTTTATTAGTCGATTTGTAAATATAAAACATATCACGTAAGTTTTTAACTACAATATTTATAAAAAAAGAGGACCTTTTTGAGGTCCTCCAAATAATCTCATATGAGATTTACATGAGATTTTTGACCGCAACACGTCTGTAGTAACGGTTCTGGTTGGTCTGTAGGCGACCGAGACCCTGATTGGTGCCCTCAGCGAATGGGTTTGCAACCATTCCGTAACGGGTCTTAAAGCCAATCTTAGGCTGGAAGCTGTTCTCACCAACGGCACGAACCATTTGGAGAGGAACATAAGGACAATAGAAGAGTCCAGCGTCATAAGGTGAAGAACCCTTATAACCGACAACATAGTACTGGTTGCCTGGGGTGGTGTTACCCGAAGTCAGGTTAGCAGCATATGGGTCAATGTAAACGCGGAATTTGCCCATCAGAGTACCAGCAAAAGTATTGCCGGTGTCATCAACAGACAGGTTAGCGTTAAGTGCAGGGGTATAATCCAGAACGCCAGCCATGGTTAGAGCGGAAGCAACGTCTGCAGAGCAGAGGATGATGTTGCCCTTTCCACGACGAGTTCTCTGAGCGATTGCGTTAGCATCACGCTCAATCTGGAACAGAAGACCCTTGAACTTCTCAACCGACCAACGACCGTTGGAGTCGATGTCTAGGTCAAAGATACCAGGAGTTGCGGTATTTTGTACAGCACCCTGTTCTGCAACCTTATAGATGGTACGAATAACTTCGCGGTTGATCTCAGCAAGAATCTCAGTTGAGAGAATGTTTGCGAGTTCCGCTTCAGCATTCAGACCGTGGATTGCCTTGAGGTCCTGAGCGAGCTCAAGTGAGTACTCGGCCTTCAGAGCACGTGACTTTGCAGTAACGGTGACTTTCTCGATTGAGAAAGCCATCTGGTTAAATGCATCGTTAGCAGTACCGTCAAGGTTTTCTGCATCACCGGTAACCATTCCCTGACCGACATTATATGCCGTTGAGGTAGCGGTTCCAACTGGGTTGAGTACACTTGGGTTACCACCTGATTGAGTAGTAGTACCCATACCGACGTTAGCATCGGTAAATCCAGCAGATTCATCAAAACCGTAGTCTTGACCGGAGAATGCAGAATCAGCTTCATTATAGAATGCTTCAGTTCTTGCACCCTCTTTGTAGTACTGGGAGCGCATCGCGAAGATGAGTCCAGTAGGACCGCTCATTGGCTGAACGCCAGCAACGTCATAAGCGATCAGATTAGGCATCGAACGACGGATCAGCGAGATCAGTACGGGATCGAAACCTGCGGTAGGACCACCAGCAAGACCAGCACCACCACCGAAACCACCGCCAGCACCAGCAGCATTAGCTGACATGGTTGGTGATTCCATTAGGTTCTGCATTGAGCCGTGCTCAAATGCAGATTGCTCTCTTAAAAATCTTTCTTGGTTTTCGAGCAGGACTGCGGTTACCGCTTTACGATGAGAATCTTTGATTGAATCAAGACCCTCATAGTTGAGGAGAGGTGCCCACTTTTCCTGCAGATGCTCGGAATGGAACATTTGCTTTTTACCTTTTACTAAGTGTTTGTTTTTGGGTTTGAATTATATTAAATTCAATTATTTGCGGAATGCTGAAAGAGTCTTCAGATAGGTAGCCATTGAACCAGAAATAGTTTCTGGTGAACTATCTAAACCTTCAGACAGAGTTTCAGTTCTTGCAGATGGAGAAACTGCTCTTGATGGGAAATATGATTCCCTCAATGTCTCCAGTTTTTCACGATATTCTTCTTCACTTTCAAACTCAACACTTTCGGCAAGTGAAGCGAGCTTGTCTTTCTGAGTGTCTGCAAGACCATCAGAGACCTGTTCAAAGATTCCATCAGCAACCGACTCTGCGAGACGCTTGTTAAGGGAAACATTTCTCTCAATTTGCTCGTTGAGTTTTGTCTCCATTTCATCAAGTTTTTCTACCATGCTCTCAAGCACATCATATTTATCTTCAGGGATTGATACATAATGATCTTCAAAAAGACCCTTCATTCCTTGAAGGAATGATTCGGTCATTTCGGTCTTAAGACCGTTTTCGATGACGAGTGCATTTTCTTCCATCCACTCGCCAGAAACATACTCAAGGTATGCGTCAACACGCTCAGAAAGTTCAGACTTAATTTCTTCTACTTCCTCTTGAAGAGCAACTGCATATTGCTCCTCAAGAGACTCTTGAATTTCATAAACTTTTGAACGAATAGCGGCTTCAAAGATTGTGCGTGCTTTCTCTTGAAATTCCTCAGAAAGATCTTCACCATCTAGAAGAGCGTTAACATCTTCTTCGATGCTAAACTCTTCTTTCATTTCATCATCTTCTTCGTCACCTTCGTCACCTTCGTTCTCTTCGTTCTCTTCGTCACTTCCTTTCTTTTTACCTTTTTTCTTGCTACCTTCTTCTTCGCCGTCTTCTTCGTGCATAGCTTCTAGAAGTTCTTCGTCTTCATCATATTCAAACTCTTCATCTTCCTTAACACCCTTCATTGCTTCAGCAGCCTTGGCACCTTTATTAACAACATCCTTAACTTGCTTAAGTGTTTGTCCAGGTGTTTTGATTTTTGCTGAATCATCGGTGGGGCGATAATTGGTAGGATCAGGACCACCGAGATCTTCCCAACCACCAGTTTGTCCTGGGGTTGACCCAGATAGGTGTGGCATCGCATCCGCTGCTTTGGCATTAGCATTAACAGCGGTTCTGGATTGCTTAGTGCCTACTTCCATTTCTTGTAAATCTCCACGAGACATTTGAACTCTCCGTTTAACCTTACGTTATAAACTATATTTATTTATAATTTAATTAATTACAATGAATTTAGGAACTCATTGAATAAACTTAACTTATACTCTCCTAGAAGTTTTTCATCTACCAGAGTATTAATTCTTCTTTGAGTTTGCTCCGCCATTTTTTCGCGAAGCATTCCTCCATCCCATACCCACTCTTTACCTTCCATAATTCCTTGAACAAATGCATCAGGTGCGGAAGGGTCAGCCACGATATCTGCTGCAGTTGCAAGCATGAAGTCCTCACCGACTTCCATATATCCACTTGGATGTTGTCTTACTGAACCAATACCACGAGAAGAAACACCGAGACAAACTCCATCTTTGAGGAGTGATTCTACGATTTTCCCCATAGGAGTTGAAAGGATTTGTGCCTTTCCAATAAAATCATTTCCTCTTTGCTCAAGTGAAATAATTTTGTGTGAAACACGATCCAAATTTACAGTTGGTCCATCGGGGTGTCCAAGTTCTCCAAGAGCACGACCTTTGCAAATATATTGCTCGGTATAACGCTTTACCTCTCTTTCCATTACAACACGTCCATAACGTCTATTGTTACGGTTTGTTTTTTCTGTTTGTAAGAAAGGTCCTTGAATATAAAGAGTCTTCTTACCGTTGACCGTTTCGGTAAGGACTTCTACTGATTCGATTTCTTCGGTAATAAGTTTCATTATGCTTGACCTGTGATTTGTACTTGTTGGTAATAAAGAACTCCTGCACCGCCAGCACCATATGCAGAGATTTTTTGTGATAGTTTCACATCTGCATATGAAGCACCGAAAGCAGTTGAAATTCCTGATGAGTTATAATCAATCACCATTCTTGTTTGATGATACCCATTAAAATTTGTTGTGGTATCAACAGAAAGGACTGCAGCGTGAGAAATGTCGTAATATGGTTGACCAGTTGCTGATATTGAAACAAACTCGCCAACCCCAAATGGAACTTGTGTTCCTTCGGGTACTATTACTGTTGTAGTTGTTCCTGTTGTAATTCCAACAACTCTATTAGAAGCCTTGGTGAGACCAAGAGTTACTGATTGACCTGATGGAATATAATAATCTGTTGTCGATGCTGCTGATCCAGTACCAATAGCAACGTGAGCAGCTGCGCCAACGGCAACTACTCTTAATACATTAGATTGAACTGAAAATGCTGAGGATGTGGATGCAGCACCTGCAGAAAATGCAAATGAAGCTCCAGCACCAATTGGTCTATGAGCCATTATTTTTAATAATACACTTTTATTTATTTATAAATTGCAAATTACCTACTAATTTCTTCCCAGTCCATTGCAGCAACAACAGTATCATTATCACCATCAGAAGCAATCACAAGTGTGAGTTCATAAGGAGTTGAATCCAATCCATTTCTTTCCAACTGAAACTTGAAGAGTGCTTCTTTGAGAATATCAACTTGAGATGCTCCTTGATTTGTAGCATTGAAAAATCCACTCGCAAGTATTCTTCCATCAGTATAAGAAGTTCCAGTAATGTTATATTCAACAGCACTATCAACACCAGCACTTACCCAACTTCCACCAGTAGTAGTTCCAGATGCTCTTACTTGCCAATTAAAGTTTCCAGTAGTAATTGGCATAATTGAAAGTGCGGTAAGAATTACAATCGCATCTAAACGATTTGGTGATGTTTTGAGACGCAAACCGATTACTGGATAAAATGTTCCTGCAGTTCCTAATGTTCTTGGAGTATTGATTGGAATGGTGATTGTCTGTTGTAATCCACGAAGTTCATAACCACCTTCGGAAATAACTGTAGAACAAACTTGTTTGAGTGTGCTTGAACTTGTAGTAATTCCTGTATTTTCAATTTCATACCTCAAAGGCAATGATGCTGTTGTAATATAGGTTGATTGAATTATATTTGCGTGTTGGAAAGTATGTGCGTGAATAAACTTT